AATTGAAACGCCTCGCGAAGACTATTGATAGTAGCCGCCGTAGCATTAGACAAATCAGCGCGGATATTAGGATAACCCGTCGTTGTCGACTTTTCCGCGTAGAATATATTGTCAGCTGTATCACCTGTAATTGCTTTATAATCGGCATATGTTGACGTAGTACCGTCAGACTCATAAACAGTCTGGCCACCAGAAGACCAATTCTGGTTATTCTTACCAATACCAAGGATAGGCGCCTCAGTACCTAGCGGTAATTCAACCGCAGTGCCCTTCTGAGGCCAGGGCAAACATGACGTAAAATAATCATGATATTTGCAACGCTTGCGAAGAACATAATCAGTCAACGTATCTGGCCCATCGTCAACATCAACAACGGCACTATCCATTATGTTCTGATCTTTGTACCAATCGTTAAAAATGCGATTGTACGATCTTGTATATAACGCGCTAAAAGACTTACCAGCAACACCGATCATTACGCCGATATAATCGGCCAACTCTTGCGCCAGTACACCAGTTACCGCCGTAGTCGGAACCGTAGGAACAACATACACCGTTGAGTCGTTGGGATTATCCCTTTCTCCCATAAACTTTTGAAAATTGGACCACACCAACCTATGCGGCACAAAAAAGTGGTGGATTTCCATTTTCATATTGTCCATGATCGGATAAGATAAAGGACTCATAATTCTAGCATAACACACAGAAGACAAATTAAACGTGTCGCCTGGATATACTTCCATAGCCAAAACAGGCACAAGATAACCAGCGTTAAACGTAGTTTTATGCCCATGACTAAGGTTAAATACAGACCGCTGTATATTTGCTTGCGGTATAATCCCAAACTGGTGACTTGAAACTGGACGCATCTAAAACCTCCCTGTAAGTCTTACCATTTCTTGATCTGTGACTTCCACCTGGAAGTCGCATTTAGGGCAATACTTGACCCATTTACCATTATTTTCGGTAAAAACTAACGTACATTGACACTTTTTGCACTCTTTCGCCTCTTTATCCATAAACACCCTCCAAAAAAACCCCATTTTTTTTGAGCGTGTCAGTCAGACCATTTACATCAAGTTATATATAATGGTCTGCCTATTTCTTGACGGCCGAACCGGCCGTCCCCGCGTTCGCCGCCTCAGCGGCTCTCGCGGCATCATTCTTTGCCTTAACCTGTTCAGGTGTAAGGCCAGGAATTAACTTCAATTCCCTAGCTTCTTCCTCATTTGCCGGATTATCTACGAAATCAAGCAGCGCGGCGACATCATTGCCAAAACGTGAACGTATGGCGACAGGTAGGGACATAAACGCTTCTTTTGCTTTTGCTATTTTAATATTCATATCCACAAAATCAACGCTTGAGAAGTCCCCAAATACGCCACGATTCAAGTTCACTGGCATTAAACCCGTTTTCTCCGCACGCGCAATGATCTTGTTAATATCACAAGACGCGCGATGACTCTGCTCAGTTTTAGAAACTGAACGCGGATCCTTCTTGTCAAATATCAATTTAACAGCACCCATACTACACCTCCTTTACGAAGTCGGACGCATGGCAAATAAAATCCGGCGCGTTCAATTTAGTTATCATGCCGGAAACATTGTCATAATCCGCGATATGGTATAACGAATAGTCGGCCGCATGCTTGGCAAATTCAGAACCCGAAGAAGTGACAGCATCAGAAAAAGATCGAACAGCAACACCCCGATTAATAACAAAAATCGGTGTTCCATACGTGCCAGCTTTTGCGTCAAACACACTACACACGACCAGCGTCATAATTCCTCCGTAGACCTTGAATCTCTTTCTCTTTCACTAACTTTCTCACCTTGAGCCGGACTAGTGAATTGTCCGGATTGCTTTTTGCTCGTAACAACCTAGCATACTTAATTTTAAAGAATTCATCTTGATTTGTCAATTCCTTTTTTAGATCGTAGTACTTAGGCGGCTTACACTTCACGCCGCGAATAGTAATAAAATCTTTAGGGTAAACATCAGAAAAGAATTGATCTATCCAATCAGCACCAATACCAGGTCGACGCGACATAGTAACATACTCGGCCAATTTTGAACCCTCGTTCTTGTCAAAATCCTTCATAGCTTGAAATAAGGCCTCACCCTTTAAATTCTGGCGCGCCCACTTTTTAATAACATAACGAGCACAATACGCCGCAGACTCGAACGTCACATCACCAATATACGAATAACCAAACGGCCACAACTTAGTCAAAGTATCAGAAACCCAAACTTTAGAACCCGATTCAGTAACAAATTCTTCCTGATCAGGGAATCGAAAATTGAATAAACAGGCGTGATGATGCGGACGGTCACCGTCCTCGCCATACTCTCCACAATGAAAATATTTAATCTTAACTCCAGGATATTCACGACGAAGACGCTTCATGAAATTTTGAAAATCACGCTTTACCAAAGAGCCAGATATAACAGCTGGCCGATCTTCTAACTTCAAACCACGCGAAGACCACTTAAATAAATACTCGTCATTAAAAGTCAACGTAATAAAACAATTATCGTCATATAATTGTGCCTCATGCACACAACGCAACGCCCATTGCCTAGATCGCTCTAAACGACAACCAATACACTTACCACAAGGCACTGCCATTTGATACCCCTTAGGAATATCTTTCATTGAAATATCAGTAACAAACTTCAACGGCCTTTTGCCTTTCTCATTTACTTCCAACGGCTGATAAGCATAAATAGGACTAAAACAAGGCATATTAAACCTCCAAAAAAAAGGGGGGACTTTTGAGGGTCCCCCTTTTTTAATCATTAAAAATCATAACCGAATACCGCCTCGCATAGGACCAGCGGATAAATTCTTTTTGTGAATACGAACCGCCGATCTAGCGAAAACGCGTCGATCGCGTCTAGGATTGACCCTTTTACGTAACATATAAAACCTCCTTTCTAGTCAGCCGGATATACTTCAACATTACGACGCCGCAAAAGCGGGTCTGTAGCATTTGTATTTCTATTATCCCATGCGTTCTTTATTTTATCCATTGTCGTAAACGCAACATACGCATTGTTAAAATGCAAACCCCCAATAGCGTTCATTAAAAACTCAAACGACTTCGCAATCTCCGCGCGCGGTTTATTGATCTGAGCATTTTGCACAGTATTAGCGGCACTCGCCAATGAATTAGCGGCGGCCGCAGAGTTAGCGTCCTGCACAGTCTTTTGCGTTTTGATCTGTTCAGCCGTTAGCGCCATATTCATTGCCGCAGATTGAGAATTGACTGTCTTTGCATTTATATCGGCAATGACAGCTTCAGGATTAGCATAGTTAGGCATTGCACCCGTTGCACCAGCCGCGCCGCTATTAGCGGACAGAATAGGATTGAGGCCAGCGGCTTTTAGATCAGCAACTTCACGTTGATGCGCTGTATTAGACATGCGCTCTTGAAACTGCATTTGACCTTGCGCGGCTTCATCTTGGGCATGATTATACGCCTGTTGAGCAGAAGACGCGGAAGAATCAGACATAATACCACCAGCGGCACCCAAAGCACCGCCAGCCATAGCACCAACCGCAGTACCAATACCGGGAACAATAGAACCGATAAGCGCGCCCGTAGCCGCGCCCGATAATCCACCACCGAGAGCACCAGAGAACCAGGACATGTCATAGACCTTTCTTTTGACGAACCTTGCGCCCGTAGATCATACCAACTAGTGCGCTGGCCAAAGCGCCAGCAACACAACCAAGAGTATCGGCAAGACCTCCATTGCCAGCAACGTTCGAAACAGCACCAGACACAACATGGCTCGATACCACTTTCGTCCTCTCCATTTTAGACATGCAATCAGAATCAGCCAAACAGGCATCATAATTGTCCTTAGCTTGACGAACGGAAGCACAACCAACAAATACGAGTCCTAGAACTAATATTGTCAGAAATAGCCACCTTTTCACGAAATACCCCCTTTTAGAAATGGGGGGGAATTACCCCCCCATAACTTTTACATGTGATCAATCAGTCCCGGGATACCGAATGTGGGAAGCGGCCTGGCGGCGCGAATCTGGAACCAGGAATCAAAAATAAAATCAGGTTCCGTTGTAACCTCCTTGACTCTATCCATAGGCGGCGTTTCTTCGATAAACGTCTGCGACAATGTAGGCGCAGAATCGAACTCCTGTGACAAGTGCCAAGAATCCAATGGCGCAGAATAAGTACTGCGTAGACGTCCTGATATACGGCTGGGCTCAAATCTGAGCTCGGCGAACCTCTCTTGGTACCCGAAAATATCGTCGTCCGTCGACGAATTATCACAGTACAACTCTTGCGTCAATACTGCTTGCTCGCCGAGATGCGCGAACTGCGGCCAATAAAAATCGGCACGCGTAGATCGAGAGAACTTCCTATGCAACCCCTGCTGGTATGTAAGATCAGCCCGAACAGAAACGATTGACATAATAATCCCATGTTCGGTAAATGACTTGGTGAAACCCGAATCGAACAACTGCATTTGAGCGAACGCCGCAAGTTTTCCTTGCTTTTCCGTCGCAGTAGCCGAAGTATTGGCGACGGTAGTAACATTTAACGGCGTAGAACTGCCGCCCAAAAATTCAGACCTCTGCAGCCGAGCGTCAGGCGATATGACGCCGAAGCAAGAACGTATGATCTCAGTGTACCTCTGGCCGGCACGTGCCAGCGCCTCGTAGAAACGCTGTAATTGAAACGCCTCGCGAAGACTATTGATAGTAGCCGCCGTAGCATTAGACAAATCAGCGCGGATATTAGGATAACCCGTCGTTGTCGACTTTTCCGCG